CATTGGGTTCGTATGGCTATTCAAGCAGAAGCAGAGCGGGCTTCATTACGCAAAGCGATTATTGAGAAGTCTTTAGCTGGATTGATGTGGATTGCCATTGTCGCCGCTGGTGGCTGGTTAGTTGACTTCTTTACGAGTCACTGGAGATAAGATGCCGAGCGTATCTAAAAAGCAGCATAACTTTATGGCGGCAATTGCGCATAGCCCTGCGTTTGCTAAGAAAGTTGGAGTGCCACAATCTGTTGGTAAAGATTTTTCAGCAGCAGATAAAGGTAAAAAGTTTGGTCTTGGTGGTGGAGTAGGTATTACTCGTGGCGGCGCCGAGCAGATTAATAAGCAGCAAACGAGACGTGGCAGTATTTATGGACAGCAAAAAGAAGTTCCTAATGTTAATTTAAATAGATACATTGGTAAGAAAGAAGGCGGCGCTGTGAAGCATGATGATATTAAAGAAGATAAAGTACTTATCAAGCGGGCTTTTGGGATGCATGATAAGCAGTTGCACGAAAGTAAAAAAACCGATTTAACCAAACTCAACAAAGGTGGTGTTATGAAAGCTAAAGAAACAATGGGCCCACGCACAATGGCGATGGATGTAGAAAAAGGGTCAAACAAATTGACTAAATTTGGTGAAAGCGCTGTTCAAAAGCGTGGTCATACTAAAGATAAAAACCTAGGCGATGCTGGCGTAAAAAAAGGTATTGAAACCGAAAAGAATATTAAAACTTTTGCTAAAGGCGGCATGTGTGGTGGTGGCAAAACCATGAAGAAAATGTCTACTGGTGGTATGGCTTCTAAACGTGCTGATGGTATTGCTTCTAAAGGCAAAACCAAAGGGAAAATGTGCTAAATGGAGCAACTTGGCTTAGATCTAGGTGATACTGAAGCTGAAAATAAAAAGGCTAAAGTAGATGAAGCTAAGGCTAAAGTAAAAGCCATAGCGGAAGAAGTTCGGGCTAGAAAAGCCGCCGAAAGAACGCCAAATAAAGATTTTGGTCATACTAGAGTTGGCGGTGCTGGTGGTAGCGAAGAAGCCCTTAGAGCCGCTAATAAGCTATTTAAGTCGGGCGGTAAAGTATCTTCCGCTTCTAAACGTGCAGACGGATGCTGTATTCGTGGAAAGACAAGAGCATGAGAGCTTCTCGTGGTATGGGCGATATAGCCCCATCTAAGATGCCTAGTGGTAAAAAGAAACCACGTAGGGACAATACGGATTTTACTCAGTTTGCTGAAGGCGGTAAAGTTGGTTTGTACGATAATATCAATGCCAAAAGAAAACGGATTGCCGCTGGCTCTGGTGAGAAAATGAGAAAACCCGGAGCTAAAGGTGCGCCGACTAAGATGGACTTTATTAACTCTTTAAAAACAGCTAAAAAATGAAACCAGAAGAATTTATTGACCGCCAAATGGAGGCGTCTGACAAGTTATTCAAGGTTATGTTTGAAGACCACAAAGAGCGTATGAAAGATATGGTACTTTGGGCAGATATGAACTCTGGTCTAATGAGAAAGTTAGACGAGAGAGATGAAGCAATAGCAAGACTAACTGCGGAACTTGTTGCAATGAAAGCAGCTTCAGCACTATGACAACTAATGGCGCAACAGCATTTAACCTAGATCTTAATGATTTAGTTGAAGAGGCTTTTGAGCGAGCAGGCTTAGAGCTGCGCACAGGTTATGATTTGCGTACTGCCCGCAGGTCTTTAAATCTGTTAACAATTGAGTGGGCTAATCGTGGCATTAATCTTTGGACTATTGAGCAAGGCCAAATTCCTATGGTTACTGGGCAAGCCTCATATCCATTTCCTACTGATACTATTGATTTATTAGACCAAGTAATCCGCCAAAATAACGGCACAACTAACCAAATTGATATTAATATTAGCCGTATTTCTGAGTCCACATACTCAACTTTGCCAAATAAGCTCGCACAGGGGCGTCCAATACAAGTGTGGATCAACCGTCAGACTGGGCAAACAAACCCCACCACGGCAGTTTTAACGGCTAATTTAAGTTCTAGCGCCACCACAATTGACGTAAGTAATGCTACTGTATTGGCTTCTAATGGGTTTATTAACTTAGGAACAGAAACAATTTATTATGCTAACGTTAATGGCAACCAATTAATTAATTGTGCCCGTGGGCAAAATGGTACTACAGCAACAAGCCATGTAGCAGCTACAGTAGTCTACACAAATAACCTACCAAGCATTAATGTTTGGCCTACCCCTAATTCACCCGGAAGTCAGTATATGTTTGTGTACTGGAGATTAAGACGGGTACAAGATGCGGGCACAGGCGTTACTGAACAAGATATTCCTTTTCGCTTTTTACCTTGTATGGTAGCTGGATTGGCGTACTATATTGCCATGAAAAAGCCAGAAGTAGATCCAAACAGAGTAATGGCGTTAAAAGCTTTATATGACGAGCAGTTTCAACTTGCGGCGGACGAAGATCGTGAAAAAGCCCCAATTCGATTTGTACCACGTGAAATGTTTTATTGAGGTTATGAATGCCATCAAAATATGCTTCAGGAAAAAACTCGATTGCGGAGTGCGACAGATGTGGTCAGCGCTATATGCTAAAGGAATTAAAGAAACAAGTACTTAAGACTAAACTATATAATATCAAGGTATGCCCTACTTGCTGGGACCCAGACCAACCACAGTTATCTCTTGGGCTTTATCCTGTAAATGATCCGCAGGCTGTTAGAGAGCCAAGACCTGATGTAAGTTACCAGCAGTCTGGTAACAGTGGTTTGCAGATTAACCTTACTGGTGTTGGTTTATATGGGTTTGGTGCACCAGATATGGGTAGTAGAGTATTTCAGTGGAATTGGAACCCTGTGGGTGGTTCTAGACAATTTGATAATGCATTAACGCCGGATGACTTGAAAGGTTACGGGCAACTTGGTACAGTAACAATATCTATAACTTAGGAGTAAATTATGACATTCAGAAAAACAGCAGACGGAGTAACAGAATCTGGAAAAACTAAGGGTAAAAACCTTGGCGATTCAGGCCCTCATGTAGGCATTGAAACAGGCCCAATTAAAGGCCCACAGAAACTAGGTCAATCTATGAAGTCTGTAGGTCGTAATATGGCTCGTGCTATGTTGCAAAAATCTTCGGGGAGAGGCCGTTAATATGACTACTGCTAAAAACATTAAACCAACTCCGGCGGGGGAATACCCATTAGGTAACGCTAGAGAGAACAAAGATGCTAGCGCTTATACTGGATTTAAATATCCTTCGGGCGGCGGCAACGACATTGATAGCTACAAACAGCCAATGACTAACCCAAATAGTGGCGATATTGAGTATAAGACTGATCCAAATACCATGAGTTCTGCAGAATCTACTCCCGGTGGTATGCCAGCTCGTACTGTAAGTATTGGCAATAAAACCCGTGGCCCTAAGACCGAAGGCATTACTATGCGTGGTTATGGTGCTGCAACTAAAGGCATTAAGTCTAGAGGCCCGATGGCGTAATGAACTACAACGAACTTTTCTCGCAAGTTCAAACGTATACTGAGAATATATTTCCAGATACGTATCTTGCTAATGGAAGTACAGTCAGCTATACAACGCAGATTAATACTTTCATTCAGCAGGCAGAAGCCCGTGTATACAATACGGTGCAGATACCGTCTTTGCGGAGAAATGTTACTGGAAACTGTTCAGCTTCTACTCAGTATTTAGGCTGTCCTAATGACTATTTGTCAACCTATTCAATGGCGGTTATTGACCCAACGCTAGGGACATATGAGTATCTACTTAATAAAGACGTTAATTTTATTCGGCAGTCATACCCAGACCCCAATGCTAAAGGTACACCTAGATACTACGCCCTATTTGGCTCTAGATTAAATGACCCAAACGAACTAAGTTTTCTTTTGGGGCCTAGTCCAGATGCCGTATATAGTATAGAGCTACATTATTTTTACTACCCAGAATCAATCGTTACTGCTGGAACGTCTTGGCTTGGCGATAATTACTCACCAGTATTGCTTTATGGGACTATTTTAGAGGCTTATGTTTATATGAAGGGCGAAACAGACGTTATGTTAGCCTATAAAGCCAAGTACGATGAAGCATTGCAGCAATTGAACCGTTTAGGCACGGGACTTGAAAGAGGCGATGCTTATAGAGATGGGCAAGCCAAAATTAAGGTAAATCCATGAAAACCGTAGTAAAATTAACAAAATTTTTAGGAGCATAAAATGGCAATAGTTCAAGCAATGTGTGACTCGTTTAAGGTGCAAATCCTTGCGGGTCAACAAAATTTAACATCTGGAGCAAGCCCAGTATATAAAGTAGCTTTGTATACTAGTTCAGCAACTTTAGGCAATGCAACAACAGCATATACGACTACAAACGAGCAAACTAGTTCAGCTTCAAACTATACGGCTGGTGGTAATACGCTAACAATTAGTCAAAGCCCAACAAGTACTGGTAACGTAGCATTTATGTCTTTTGCGAATAGCTCATGGACAAATGCAAATATTACCGCTGCCGGCGCTTTAATTTATAACAGCACAGCGAATACAGCAGTTGCAGTATTGTCTTTTGGTGGTGATAAAACTGCTACTAACGGTACTTTTACTATTATTTTCCCGACTGCTGATTATACAAACGCTATTATTCGTATAGCATAAGGAGCCTGATATGGCTTTAATTCTTAGTGATAGAGTACA